AAATTTGTGAGGCACACGGTGGATAAACTGATAGAGAGTATCAACCGAGGTAACATTGAGATTCAGGCTGTCCTTTTTCAGAGTGCCCTCAACAGACACCCAGGGATCCCTCCACTCTATCCGTTTTAGGGAATCCAGAATACCATTCCTATATATAATGCTATCCTTAACAACGGTCTGGATCTCTACCTTTGTCTGGGTTTCGGTCTTGCTGGCTGCTTGCAGTCGTTTGACTTGCAACCCAAGATCCTCCGCCCTCTGGCAAACATCCTGGTAGTTTTTCTCCAGCTCACTCTTTTTCAGCTCCAGCATTTGAACGGAGGCAGCGGAGCGATCCGCTATATCCATATATGTAACCACCTCCTCCATCAGAGCCTCATTGTTACCCTGGAGGCGGTTGTTGTCGGATCGGAGAGCCTTATTGGAACTCCAGAGCGATAGGATCAGAATACCCAATCCTAACATTACAGCATAACCCCATCCTTTCATTTTACACCAGATTTAAGATATTTCACTATCCCCTCAACATGGAGCTGGGTGATCGCCTTTTTGCCCTCATCCGAAAGGAGGAAAGCAACATCAGCCTTGTTATCCTGGAAAAGCGATTCTGTGAGCACGGCTGGGCACTTGGTCTTAACCAGAATGTAGAAACGCGCCTCATAGTCTGGATCGCCATCCGAATAGTCGGTGCGAATAGGCTTTTGCACGGATCCATAATCTCCCTTTGCCTGGAGCACTGGGAACACCTCTCTATATTTAGCCAGAGCCACATCAGCAGCAGAGTAAAGATCTGTTGCCAGGAGATCAGCTTTGGTTTGCCCAGGGGAGGTGTATGCACACCAGCCACCAGCACTCATCCAGGATCCGTTGCCAGCAGCGTTGCAGTGGATGGAAACCAGGATCACGTTTTGGGTGCCCAGCTTACCACACCATTCATTAACTCTCCTGGCACGTTCTGCCAGTGGAATATCAGTGGTTTCTGGCACCAGCCTTTCTGCATCATACCCCTTTGATTTGAGATCATCCACAACCATGCCAGCTATTTCACGAGCGTAGGCAAATTCACGGAGGGATTTATCTGGAGAGCACTTGCCAGGGGTGTTGGAGCCGTGCCCATTGTCTATTAAGATTTTCATTACTGATTCATTTTGTGGTAGAAATCCAGTTTTATTCTCTCATACACAGCAGAAACATTAGTATATGCTCTGCCATTGTTTACATTTTCAGCATACACCTCCAGTTCAACAACCTCAGCAACCCAATCAACCCACTCTGGGGAGGTATAGCTGGTAAGGCGTTTGCCCCTATAGGTGTAATAGTCAAAACGGCTGTTTCGATCCTCATGTAGGTTTAGGATCAAAGTATGGATTTTATTGCGTGTCGCAACACGATCAACAATATGATTCTCCTCTCTAACTTTTTTAATGATCCTACAGACTTTCTCCACAGCATAATCAAAGTACACTCCAGAGGTGTTTTTGATCCGCAACTGGGTTTCTGGTCGCAACCCCTCCGATATGTCGGTTAGTTGCTCATTCTGTTTCCTGGTTTCATCCAGGAGATTTGCCATTATTGTTTTATTGTCGGAGATCATTCCGTTGATTGTGGCTTTGAACCACTTGAAACACGCAACCATCAATCCAGCAGAAAGGATCAGAAAGAATGCAGCCGTTATAGCCATCATACCAAACTCGCTGATCCCTTTGGCAATAGTGGTTACATCTTCTGTCATCGCGACTTTCTGTTTTTGGTGCGTTTATAGAATCCGAAATTCGCCTCATCCTCATCTGTAATCTCTGATTTGGGAGAAAAAAGGCGGAACCCATACATATTGCCATAGCTTACAACCTTGATAACCGCTCTGAACGGATATTTTCGATTGGGAGCCAGGAACACATCACGGAGTTTCTTACTGTCAGTGTAGAAAGCGGAGCGGTTGATCCCCTCTCCGTATGCTACCAGTAAGCGTGTGCCATTCCCTGTTTGTCGTTCTATACATCCAGTAAATACCGTTACCAGGTTGATCACGGCATCAATGGAGGTATATTCACAATCAAACAGATCGTTGGAGGAGATATTTTCCTCCTCCACAAAGTCCTCTATTTCGTCTATCATAACTCCATCGGAATATTGAGAGTGTCACAATCGGCATCAACCATCTGGCGGATAGCCTTACGGTCACGGAGGAAATTTTCATATCCAACCTTTGCATCTGGAGAAAGGATCCCCAGCTCCGCACTCTGGTATTCGTTCACCAGCTTGCTTTCACGGTCGGCTGGGTACTTTGCCTGGAGCAACGTACCGAAAATGTTGTCAGCAGTTTTGGGGTATTCCACCCTAACGCTATCATACTGGTACATGGAGCCAGTAGCCTCATCGGGATCCGTGGTGATAGTCACACCACCCATTTCGCTCTCCACAACCAGCACCTCCTTGATATTGTGGTTGTAGTGGAAAGTACCTTGACCGTTGTTGAGATCTTCGATAACGGCTGGCTTTTCCTTAGCCAGCAGCATTGTATTCAATACACTTGTTTTTGCCATTTTTTATACAGTGATTAAAAATGAATTTACTATGTTCCTCCGAGCATCTGATTATCCAGCCATATTCAGACGGAAAGAGGTGTTTGAACGCTGTTTCATCTTTGATCTCATATTGACGTTTAACCTTGTTGAATTTGGTGTAAAACCTTTTCAGAATACCTTTGCGGAGCAGTATGCCGTAATGGTTTGTCTTAAATCCTACATAGTCAATACTACGATCATCGACTGGGAATATCTGCCAGTTCGGTTTGATCTCCACTTTCAATTCAGCACCCAGATAAAGCCCTACCATATCCAGGACAAAATACAGTGCTTCCTTATCCGAGCAGAGGAACACCATATCATCCATGTATCTGAAATAGTAGAATTTGCATCCATACTTTTTCAGCACAATCTTAACCAGCGTTTCCTTAACCCAGTGATCGTAATACGCCAGGTATAGGTTAGCCAGATATTGACTGGTGAAATTGCCGATAGGCAAACCTTTTTCTTTACCGTTACTATCAATGATCTTATCCAACAGTCGCAAAAGCTGTTCATCAGCGATCCTTAATCGGATTATGGCTTTCAAAGCAGCATGATCTATGTTGTCATAGAATTTGCGGATGTCAATCTTTAGGCAATACCGAGTACCCGATCTATCACTGATCAAAGCATGGTGCATATCTTCCAAACATTTGTGAACGCCACGCCCTTTGATACAAGCATAGGTGTTCCCAATGAATTGAGAAGTCCAGAACCGCCCCAGCACATTGATGATACAATGGTGGATAATACGATCTGGAAAGAAAGGAGCGATCATCAGATCCCTCTCTTTGGGATCAAAGATCTTTCTTATCTTATATTCGCCTGGTACATACGTTTCATTAGCGAGCATTCCATAGAGAGCTTGCAGATTATCCACAATGTTCTCATTGAAATTGTTGATCTCCGTTCTATCTCCTTTGCCTTTCTGGGCTGTGTATTGTGAATGCACCAGATTTGCGCTGGAGTAGATAAGGTGATACACGTTTTTGAGTTTCTTTGCTGGGCAATCAAAGATCTTTCCAGTATCTCCAATGTAGATCCCAACATCCTCAAAGTCGCTATATGAGGCGTAGTAGGTATTTGCTGTTGCCATGTGCCGTTGGTCTAAAACAGAGCTTTCAATTTCTTACTTGCACTGATCTAACTTATATTATTTTACCAACTACCAGCAGTGCCGATAGCCTCTGTGAGGTAGGGTTGTGGCGGTTAACAGTATCTTTTATAAATTGAAACCACGGTAAAAGCGGAACCCAATGTTCGCATTCGCATTCGAGGAGCGATTATTCGCATTCAGACAACCGAAACCCGCATTCGCACCATTATTCGCATTAGCAGCGAGGAGGGCACCCCTAACCGCCACAACCTTTTATAATTTTTTCAATGTACTATTTTCGTTGCTCCGTGCCCCGAGTTTTGCAGTCCGTCAAAAACGGCACAAGCGGAACCCAACGTACGCAGCCGCACTCGAGGAGCGACTACCCGCATGCAGACAACCGAAACCCGCATGCGCACCATAATACGCATAAGCAGCGAGGAGGGCACCAAACCAGCCTCTACCAGGGGAGGCAGCAGCGTAGATTGTCCAGTAATAATCACAGAAACCAGTAGTGCCAGCAGCCCCAATGCTATCTGGGAATGAGTAGCCTTTTGAGGAAAAGGAGTTAGTCCAGATATAACCATCATTCATAGGGAGGTTTGCAACTGGTACATATCCATCGGGGGCACTTGTTGCAGAATCGCTATGAGAGGTAAATTTAGTATGATCCTCACAGAGATATGCAACCACGGCATCCTCTTTGTTCCATATCAGTATATCATCTGCCAGCATCCAGAGATATTCAAAGGGTGCCTCCAGACCACGATAGGAAGTAACTTGCACAACCTTATCTCCACCAGTCCACCCCTTAACGGTATATGAAACTTTACCAGTGTTGTTACCGAGAGTTGCGGTAACACCATTAGGCACAAATGGTCTATATCCGCCCCAGGTATTCCATTGCCCCCAGTCAGCAGTACAACCAGATCCCAAACCTCCCTGGTGGAAACCATCAGCAGTGAGAGTGGGATTGTAGGTTGCCTGGCAGTTCAGTGAGGCATATTCAATCCTACAGAGCCAGGCGATCTGATTATAGGCTCTGTAAGCTCCGATATGGTTGCCGTTCTTACAGTATGGTCTTACACCAGCTTTGCTGATTGAGGTGCGAGCCATGCCCAGTTGAGAGTTGTATGTGCCATCCTTTCCAGAATCACCAGCACCAGATCCTCCACGATAGCGAGCAGCATTTGAAGCCACGCTCACAAAACCGTTGGAATCTCTGGCTATGTCGTTGCCGTTCCACAAAAGGAAACAGCCAGATACAGCGGTGTTAGTCTGGGTGTCAATCGTGCCATACCAGGGAGAGATCGCCTTTCGTGATACTCTCTGGAAACCAGGCAACGGATATTCTGAAATGGCATAGATCCATTTGGTGCCCTGGATCTCAACCTTAACGTAATACTCTGGGATCTCCAGCATCACGTTTCCATCGGTGCTATCAATAGTGGCAGCAGCTCCAGAATCTTTCTTTCGGCTGTCATTCTGGTGGAGATAGTATTTCACGCTACCATCCAGATTTTCCACGAATCGTTTTAACTTTGACTGGATCGGCAATGTGCGATGCAGATCCAGGTTTCCAACCCTTACCAGGTTGCTATCCTTACTGGTAAAATCACCTTGCACACCATACCACATATCATAGGGGTACTGGGGCTTGGTGTTTCCAGATCCGAGAATTAAACTCATATTTGAAATTATTATTTGATTAGTTCACCAGCTCCCCAATAGATCTCATAATCAGCCAGGGAAATAGCATTTGGGGAAATACTTACTATTGCTCCTGGAGTCCAGTCACCCAGAGGCACTGGGAAAGCTCCGCTCTCCTTATCGCAGATGAGCTTGCACGGCATCAGAATGTTGGTTTCCATGCTTGCCTTTTTGGGTCTGACAAACACAGAAAACGGCACTCCTCCGAGCGTGAAACCCTTTGAAAGGTCTGAAACTCTACCTTTTGAAAGGATCCGTAAGCTATACATTGGATGTTCCATAAAATTAACTTGGTAAATTATACTGCAAAGATAGTCAAAATCTGTGTTCCACGAACACATTTTAAGGCGAAAATCCTTGTTATCTCAAAAATTATGTTATATGACACCTCCTTTCTATATAGGAATCACCATAAATGCCAGGAGCAGATCCCAGCCAGACCGTCCAGCATTGGTGCCCTTTTATAAGCTCATCATATTTGCCTGGATCTCCTCCAGAGAGTTAATCTTATCCCTTATCTGTTGCCTGGAGTTATGCAACTCCGTTACATCATAGGGCAATGGAGCACCGATCAAAGCAGCCTCATAGGTACAACCATCCGCGATAGCATATTGACGAACTCCGAAAGAGAGTTGTATCTTTGCCGACAAAAAGAATCAT